AAAGCAGAGCTCAAGGATGCAGATAAGGAGATCGAGCGTCTGAGAAAAGATCACTGGTATGGGATAAAAGGCAAATACCCACTTATCCCAGATGACTTTGTGGAGGATAAACCATGAACGAACTCGACTATGGATCGCGTGAAGCATGTCAACGGCTGGTAGATGCTGGGATTGTGCTGGAGACAGAATTCTACTGGTTCTACTGGAATGAAAGGTGGCACGGTCATGATGCTGGAACCTATAAAGTGCAGAAGAAAATCCCCAGGCCTTCAATGGCAGAAGTGTGGTGGGAGTTGCCATCAAATACAATACTGAGACGTGCTGCACAAACATGGGCTTGGATTAGCGGCAAAGAGGGAACTACACACCACAACACCAATCCCACAGACGCCCTGATTGACCTGAAAATATGGCTGACGAAGGGAGTTAAACCACAACTTTAAGGATGACGCCCCATGTCCACATATTATAAAAAGAAAATAACCCCAGAGACCCTGCTCAAACGGGATATCAAAAACCTTCTCCGCACCCTGGGCATATTCAACTTTTCCGTGCTCCAGGGCTTAGGAGCCACCCCGGGGATCCCCGACATCCTGGCCATCCATAAGGGGCTCTTCGTCGGAATTGAGGTAAAAGCGGCCGGAGGCAAGCCAAGCGACCACCAGAAACGTTTCCTGGAGATCATCCGGGATCAGGGGGGAATTGCGATACTTGCCTACTCGGTGGAGGACGTGATTGATGGGCTGGGGGTGAGGGACAGGTTTTTGAATTATGGTTTAAGGGAGAAACATTAATGCAGCAATATCAAGAATTTCTCAATAGTAAGCGGTGGAAATTCCATTCAACTGGTATCGAAATAAACCGGAGAGACGTTCATCCAATGCTTTTTGATTTTCAGAAAGATGTTGTCCTTTGGGCGTTGAGAAAAGGCCGGAGTGCTTTATTTCTCGATACTGGGCTTGGAAAGACGTTTTGTCAGTTAGAATGGGCAAGGTTATTGGGCGGGCGATCCTTAATTATAGCTCCTCTTTCCGTGGCCAGGCAGACAATTAAAGAAGGCATTAAAATCAATATCCCGGTCAAATTCGTTCATGACAAATCGGAGATTGGCGAAGGAATAAACATCACGAATTATGAAATGTTGGACAATTTTGATGCTGATATAGATTCGATAATTTTGGATGAGTCCAGCATCCTGAAATCAATAAGCAGTAAGACACGGATGAAACTGATTTCCGCATTTCAATCTGTGCGGTATAAGTTGTGCTGCACGGCGACACCATCCCCAAATGACTTCATAGAGCTGGGCAATCATTCTCACTTCTTAGGGATAATGTCCCGGCAGGAGATGCTCTCGACCTATTTTATCAATGCCAATAAGGAACACACCAAATTTGCCGGGGATAAGGTTTTCACCCGGAAAGGATCAAACAAGGCAGGGCAGGAATGGAGATTGAAACATCATGCTGAAGGCGTATTCTTTGAATGGCTTTCGACGTGGGCGATGGTAATAGATCATCCGTCGAACTTAGGATATGATGGTCAGGGATATAACCTGCCGCCATTGAACATAATAACCCATTTCGTGAAAAACGAGAATTATGTCCCCGACGATTCGCTATTCTTCATGGGATTGAAGGGCATATCGGATCGTGCACACATACGAAAAGATATGGCTGCGATTAAGCAGGAAAAAGTAAGAGAACTGGTCGAAGGCGATAGTGGCCAGTGGATCATCTGGTGCGGCCTGAATGAAGAAAGCAAGATGGCGAGGGGCGCGTTGAATGGCGGATGCCGTGAAATATCCGGGGATGATTCTATCGAAACAAAGGTATCCGCATTTGAGGATTTTCAAGACGGTAAATATCAGGTCTTAATTTCTAAACCCAAGATCGCCGGGATGGGAATGAATTTTCAGAATGCATCGAACACGATCTTTTATGGCATGAACGATTCATGGGAAACATTCTACCAGGCCATCCGCCGTGAGTGGCGGTTCGGGCAAGACAAACCGGTAAACGTTCACATCCTTTTATCTGATTTAGAGACGGCCATATTCGAGAACGTAATGAGAAAAGACCGGCAGGCCAAGCGAATGAGAATGGAGATGGTGAAAATTATGAAGGATTATGAGACAAGCGAATTGCAAAATACTGAACTGGTTTATAACGAATACACCGAGGACACTGTTAAAAATCACGATTATACATTGATGCGTGGGGACAGTGTTTTGAGGATGAAAGAAATCGCGGATGAATCTGTTGATCTTTCGGTCTATTCTCCCCCGTTTGCCGATCTTTTCGTATATTCCAATTCAGAGCATGACCTTGGAAACAGCCGGGGATGGGATGAGTTCTTTAAGCATTACGAGTTTATCATCAAGGAAGTGTGCAGGGTGACGAAGCCGGGACGTATCTCCTGCGTTCATACTTCCGATGTCCCGGCGATGGCAAGCCGCGACGGATATATAGGGTTAAGAGATTTTCCCGGGGAGGTCATTAAATGGCATCAAAAAAACGGCTGGATATTTGTCGGCAGATGCTTTGTTCAAAAGAATCCGCAAGCTCAGGCCATAAGGGTAAAATGCAAATCGCTTTTATTTGTGCAGATGAAGAAAGACTCTTCTCATTCACGGCCGGCACTAATTGACCAGGTGCTTATATTCCGTAAAGCAGGGGACAATGCCGTTCCGATCACGCCAGTAAAAAACAAGGAGTTAGATAACGAACGATGGATATCCTGGGCGCATGGAATCTGGACAGACATAAATGAGTGCGACACCTTGCGGTATTATGATGCTCGAGCGAAGGACGACGAGAAGCATATCTGCCCATTACAGTTGGGAACGATTGAACGGTGTATAAAACTGTATAGCAATCCAGGTGAAACGGTCCTAACCCCATTTATGGGGATTGGCAGCGAGGCCTTTATGGCGCTTAAACTAAACCGGAAGGCAATTGGGATTGAACTCAAAGAAAGTTATTTCAAAATAGCGGTTGGCAACATCAGAAGCGTTTCAGAACAGCACGGCGGATTATTTTAAGGCGAGAAAATAACTTGACATTGCCGGGAGAAGGTGTATTGTGGGATTGAACCAATAGGACAGGACGATATGAACAACCAAAAACCAACAATTAAGGCCCCGCAAGATAATAGACTCGTCCTCTATTGGTTCAATCTTGTCGGGGCTTTTTTTGTTGGCGAAGGAGCTCTATGACAAGACCACGCAAGCAAAACGTTGATTATTTCCCTCATTATTGCAAACACGGAAAGGTGTTGTTTGTCCTTGAAAGCAAGTATGGAAACGATGGATATGCCTTCTTTTATAAACTCCTTGAAGCCTTGGGAGACGCAGATGGACATTTTATTGACTGTTCTAAACCGGCGCACCTTGAATATTTAACAGCCGTTTCCGGCGCGAAAACCCCCCAATCCGTCACAGATATCCTTAATACCCTATCGGCGCTTGAAATAATAGATCAAAAACTATGGGACAAAAGGGTAATATGGATGCAGAGTTTTGTTGATAGCATTCAGGATGTTTATCGAAAAAGGAGTCAATCCGCGCCGGGTATGCCGTTATTGACACCGGAAATACACATTTCCGCGCCAGAAACCCCCCAGGAATCCGCAAAGGATAGTAAAGGAAAGGATAGTAAAGGAAAGAAAACTAAAGAGGTGATAATACCTGACGGTATAAAAAAAGAAATTTGGGCAGCTTTTGTAGAGATGAGAAAAATAATGAAAGCACCCCTCACTCGGTATGCTTCAGAATTAATAATTACGGAACTGAAAAAACTCTCCAGCAATAACGGTAATGAAATGGAAAGAATTTTACAACAATCAATTGCAAATAATTGGAAAGGGGTTTTTCCCTTAAAGGAAGGTAAGTATGGAGCAGGAACCTTTAGAAGCGCAGGAATGCCTGCTAAAAAAGCGGGAAGAGCTTCAAGCGACGGGCAACCCTATCCAGTTGATTTCGAGGGTTGACGAAACCTTAGAAGAAATTATCGAACGCTTAAAAATAAAAACAAGAGAGCTGGCGAATAAAACCGGGAAATTGGAATATGAAGACTTACCAGAAGGTAGACGGGGAGAAGGTGGGTGGGATTGTGTTTATTCAGAACCGGATGAAGTAATTTGGAAAAGAAACAACATCCCCAAACGATACATTGGTTCATCTTTTGATACTTTCGCCGGGAACGATCCCCTTGTTAAAACAGTACAATCATATCTTGAAGGAGATTCAGATATAATTTTTATGGGTAAAACGGGAAGCGGTAAATCGCACCTGGCCGCATCTTGCCTAAAAGAACTCAGAATAGATTGGGCACGTTTTGTTACCGCTCCTGAATTGTTGCTTGAAATTAGAGCATCTTTTGGCAACAGAGAAGAAAAAGAAACTGAACAAGAGATAATAAACCGATATTGTGAATATCAGATATTGGTTTTGGATGATCTGGGCGCAGAGAAAAGTTCTGATTATTCAATAACAACCCTTTATCTTATTATTGACCGGCGCATAAGAAACTGCAAAAGAACAATTATAACGACCAATTTAACACTCGAAGAGATCGAGTTAAATCTTGATGCACGTATAGCGTCAAGACTGTCAGGAATGAAAATAGTAAAAATCACCATGCCTGATTATCGGAAAAAGAGATAGCCGGAGAGAGAAAAATGAAAAAGTGTGATAAGTGTAACCAGTGGCGCAAGTGGCATGACGCCCTTAAGATAGAAAACAAGCGATTAATGATCAAAGCAGATGAGCTAACAGAGACCGCACGGAATTTATCTCTTGAGCTGGATCAATTAAGAAGTGATCAATTTAGGGCTTTACCGTTCTGAAATAAATTCTTGACAAACCATAAAATATACTGTAAGCAACCGTTCTTAGGAGGTACATGCTTATGTCCCCCGTGAAGAAAAAGGCATTATTGAGAAACCCAAAACGGATTCCACACCCAAGTAAAGACGTACCCAAAAAACCAGGAAAGAAAAACCACCAGGGAGAAGGCGGTGGACGCCCCAGCAAAAAAACAACCCTTGATTTCGGTATGATCGAAACCTTTTATGGATTCGGGCTTATCGATGAGCAAATCTGCAAAGCCCTTGATATTTCTGTTCAAACCCTTGAAACCTGGAAAAAGGATGAGAAGTTTCTTAAGGCCATAAAAAAGGGAAAGGCTATCGCCGATGGCCGAGTCGAACGCGCTCTATACGATAGAGCCACTGGTTACAGCCACTTAGAGGATGACATTAAAGTTGTTGACAAGGATATTGTAATCACACCCACCGTTAAACATTATCCTCCTGACCCCACCTCAATGATCTTTTGGCTTAAAAACAGGAAACGCGCGGAATGGCGAGACAAACAAGATATAGAGCACACCGGCGGACTCACCATAAACCTCATCGACCGCTTCGGAGGCAAGAAGGATGCGTGAGATAACCATCCCTTACAACTACACCCCCAGGCCATACCAGGAGAACCTCTTTGATTGTATTGCCAATGGCTTCCGGCGGGCTGTGGCGGTATGGTGCCGGCGTTCAGGAAAAGATAAAACCCTAATAAATCTAATCATCAAAGAGGCCATGAAGCGCGTGGGCGTCTATTATTACTTCTTCCCGACCTACAACCAGGGCCGGAAAGTTATGTGGGACGGCATCGACCGTGACGGCTTCAAATACATGGATCACATCCCCCCGGAACTGCGAGACGGCGACCCCAACAAGGCCGAGATGAAGCAACGTCTCATTAACGGCTCGCTGTTTCAGATCATCGGCACGGACAATATCGACGCCATCATGGGCACCAACCCGGTTGGTTGCGTGTTCAGCGAGTACGCCCTCCAGAACCCGGCGGCCTGGGATCTGATCCGCCCGATCCTGGCAGAGAACGGTGGATGGGCTGTGTTTAACTACACGCCCCG